TTGGATCTGGTTGCGTCCCACATTCCCGCACAGAACACACAGCCCACGGCGAAAGGCGCGCTACCTCTGGTAAATAGTGGTTCCGCTAGTGGTTCCGCTAGTGGTTCCGCTAGTGGTTCCGTGGTCGATGAGGATGAGGCGATAGGGAACCACCACGGAACCACCACGGAACCACGGTCGGAACGGGTGCGCCAACTACTGCATGAAGGGCAAACGATGTCACAGATTATTCGTGATGTGTGGGGCGTGGAAGGTAAGGGGCGCGCCTATCAAGCCGCGGTCGATGAGTTCTATACTGTGTTGCGCCAACTAACGGGAGGTAGTTAATGGATGATAAGCCAAAGATAACCGTCATCTATCAGGACGCGCCCAAGCCGTTGGGTTTGGGCAGGGTGCTTTTGGAATTGTTCACGTTGATAGCCGCGGGAATTTTGATAGCGGTATTGTTTGGGAAATAAGAAAAGCCGGGGAGATCTCCCCGGCTTTTTGTTTAGCACTTGCATTTGCTCATCGGCTTACCGCAATCCTTGCAAGTCTTCTCCTTCGCCTTGCCCTTTGGTGCTTTCTTCGCCATCTGCTTACCTCCTCTCTAACTCCATAACATATAGATAATGAGCGTTAAGAGCGTGATGGCATTAAGCGCCGTGTTAATTTGGCTGATGGTAATTTGCTGCTGTTGGCGCTTAATCATGCCCGGCTCACTCCACTTTGATTCCCCATATATTAGACGTTCCAGATCCATGACTCGTTCCTCTAGTGTAGTGCTGTGTTGTTTGTCATAGATGTTTACGTTCGTTGGCCCGCCGACTGTAACATTGTCGAACTCTGCACCCTTTACACTATTATCGCTCACGTCTGCCTACTTCACAACCTAATCACGCAACCCGATCCCACCTAACCCGTACTGAAATACCCGCGGCCGCTGTCGGTATATGTCCAGTTCCCACAGTTCTACCATAGCCGTAATCCGCACACCATGATAGTCTTGCCCGATAAATCTAGCCACGTTCGCAAAGTCCTTTTGTCCGTGGTTACTGGCACGCCTATGCCAGTACTCGCCTTGCACCTGCCACACCAACCCCAGCCCGTTATAGTTGACAACGAAGTCAGGGACAAGGCCCCCTTTCGCCCGTCTGCCCCCGAACATCATAGCTTGATACGTGAAGGGGATCTTCTTATCGGTCAGCCAACAATGGATGACAAGCTCTGGCTTAGAGGCGGCAGGGAATTCTTGCATCATGCCGAACACGCGCTTAGCTAGCTTCACATCAGCCGCACGCCCGCCCAGGTCGCGTATAAATTCCTGCAACGCGTCCGGTTGCCGGTCGCCAATCTTGGGCGCGCTCCCGGTCATGTCGGGTAACTTGCGCTTCTTGGCCCCCTTCATTCTGGGCATCCGCTTAAGCTTCGTAAGTGCCATTCCGTATAGCCTCTACTGTCATGTTGTAGATGGAGTTAAACCGTAGTTCTCCATTATAATATTCGACATCATCATTTTGGATAGCACAGCCCATCACCTTGACCTCATATTCTGTGCCGTCCATATCCCGCAAGATGAACGGCTGCACCTGGGTAATGAGGGTGTCAAGGTGAGCGCGCTTTTGCCGTGCGTTGTGGGTGGAGATGCCCCCGCCTAACTCCTGTTGATTGTCGGAGCACAGAACAGGGAAGCTCCACCTAAACCAGTCGCTTACCATAGGATGATACTTGACCCTGATCGCCCGCACAACTGGTGATGCACTGGCCGAAGTGGTACGCAGGAGTAAGCCTAACTTTAGTTGTCGGCTGTTGGGGCGCGTGGTGTAATCATCCCACCGCAATTCTTCCCGGTCACTGGTGACGGTGCCTAGCAATTCCCAGGCGGTCGAGTCGTCATCCTGCCAGTACACATCAACGTACTGGCCCGCGCTCATGTCCTCACCGGAAATATAGACCGACTCAAAGTCTTTGCTGACTTCCTTCAAGCCGCCGAAAAACCAATCGGTTTCCATCCACCCCACTGGCGCGAACTCTGGCGCCGTGGTGTCTACCACTTGCGCCACATCAGGAAGGTATAGGCTGAACACATGCCCACTGTCGCAGCCAATGTATAAACGTTGGTTGGATCTGCGGTAGTAGAGCGATGAGATAGAAAGGCCAGGCGGTAAGTGCGCGATGTGGTGCCAACCCTGCGTAGTCCAAGCCCAGACCGTCCCGCCCTGGGTGGTCGTGTTGCGTGCGTTGACCCCCATCAATAGCCAATTGTTGGTGGATGTGAGCGCCGCCACATTGCCCTGTAAGTCACCAGGAAGCCCCTCATTGAGGTCAATCCCAACCGGAAGCATTGCACTACCGTCAAAGCGAATAAGGCTTTCCTGTAGCGGTATAAAGAGTTGGCCTTGATAGTGGAGCATACCCTTGCCGTTGTTGGCGTCAGGACTGCCCCACACCGAAACGCCTAAGACCTCATCAGCAAAGCCAACGTAGACTAGTTCCTTTTCGGTGGCAACGTACATGTAATCATTAAGACCCGCCATGCCAGTAATGCGTTCGCCGCTCAGCCCGATCACAATCGGCCCCGTCCAGTCGCTACTATCCGCCCCAGGAATGGAGGTGTAAAAAGCTTCTGACTCTAGCCCTGCCCAAAGGAAGCCGCCAAAGTTGGCGAGGTGTGCCACGCCGCCCCACGTTACGGAGGAGGTGACAAAGGTTGTTACGGTTTCTGATGTATCCATATAGGATGGTACATCAGAAGTTGAATCCAGCGCGATGTAAAGCAAGTCACCAAGATTTAATAACTGTGTACCTGTGACCGTCCCTGCCGCCGCTGTCCATCCTGGCGCGGCAACTTGGCGCTTATAGATGGTGCCGTTGTCCTCTCCGATGGCGTAAAGCTCCCCGTTGAATTCGACTACCTGCGCATTGTCGAGAGGGACCGCGCCATAGGCAGAGGCGGTAAGGAGCACGCCGAAATAATCAGTAGTCGATTGCCAAGCCGCGCCATCGTAATATTTAAAGGTGGGCGTTGCGTGATCGCCTGCCACCTTGGGCAGTGTGCCGCTACTCGCCACTTCCAAGCTAATCCAATAGGCGGTCGAGGTGATTGCTTGGCTGGCCCAACTGGCCTTATACCATGCATATCCCGGTGTAGTGGCGTCGGTCGTAATGGTATCGGTGACAATGCTAGTGCCGGGGGCGCTGGTCGTCTCTCCACTCAGGCGAACGGTGAACGTCTCCCCGTTATTTTTCAGGTAGACCCATATCGTATCTAATTCACGCGATGCCCCGCCGCCTATCCTGATCGCCCACTTCTGTTTGGTCTGCGCGCTGCCTATGGTTTCTTCCCCTGTTACGCCGGACGCATCGCAGGCGTACACATTGAGACTATCCGCCATCTCTAGATGGAGGTGACGGCTCAATAGAATCTGCTCAGGATAACGAGTCTCGCACTCTCCATAAAGAAAGCCCCCCGCCTCTGCATCTTTCTGCGTCGCGCCCATTTGCCAGTTATCTTGTACCCAATAGCTCCAGTTCTGGAGATCGTCATAGTCACCGGCCCCGGTCGCGAGCTTGGCCGCAAACTGGTTAGCGGGCGCTTTGCTGTATAGGTCGGTGTTGGCAAGGATGTATTCGCGCAAGGCTCCGACATTCCCCAATGCAATATGTCCGGGCATAGTTACACCACACTAAAACAAAAGCCATTTAACGATACGTAAACCGCCGCTGTCCCTGTCTGCAATCTGATCTCCCCATCATTCTCTATGTCGATGCGGGCAAAGGCATCGTCACCGCTCGTAGCATATAGGTGATAACTCCCTGGTCTATATCCGCTTGGCAGTGTGGCGATCAGGGTGTCAGCGCCGCTACTGCGTACCACCAGACCACGTATAAACACCAAGTCGCCTACTTTTTTATAAGCAGCTACCGCGTAAGACCCGCCATAGTTGGCCCAATTGCCCGCCGTGTTGAGCGTAAGCGCCGACCATGCCCCCGTACTGCCCGTAATTACAGGGTCACTAATCGCCGGCGCGGTTAAGGTTTTGTTGGTGAGCGTGTCGGTTGTGGCGCGTCCGACTAGCGTGTCGGTTGAAGTGGGTAGGGTTAGCGTCCCTGTGTTGGCAATGGTGCCAATGATAGGCGCGGTCAGCGTTTTGTTAGTCAAGGTCTGCGCATTGGTCGTGCCGACGACGGCCCCGGTTGCGCCATGTGCGGCGGTCAGTGCGGCATGAGTAGTAAGCGCGTCACTGTTTGCGCCCACCCGTTGATCGACTTCGCGCTTAGTATAGAAGAGTGAACGAATCCAAGCTTTGATGTCCTCTATCACTGGAAATTACCCCATGCTCTGCTATAGGCAAAGTACGCGTTGTCTTCGAGAATATCCCCTACCGCCTCTCTGCCCAGGCGCATCTTTGGCTTCCGGTTGGGAACGTAGGTGCGCCAAAAGCCCCGTGCCATATCCGCGTAATACATGGCCTGCCGTTCGTGGTGCGTGCGCTCACTGTCCGCGGCATCCGTCAAGAAGAGCGCATGTAAAAAGCTACGCGTTGCATTGTAGAGTTGGCCGAACAAATCCGCCCGATGACACCCAACACCCCAAGAGACAGAAGTGCTAGAGGTGTGAGTAGCGGCAGTGGTGGAGTTAACGCCGCGCAGAAGATTAGATAAAGTGGTAGTGCTGGCCCCATAGGATACCCCGCTGTAGTGCAGCCATTCCGAATCAATCTTAATGTAGCCCGCCTGATCAATGTCGCTCACCGCCGACGAAAGCACCAGGCTTGTATCATCACTATCAATCTGTGCGTTGAGAGTAGGGGCGCTTAGGGGAACTGGCCCATTGTGTGACCACCAAATTACGCGCCCGTCATCACTCCCCGGCGAGAAGTCAAAGCGCAACACCTGGCCGCCGCTTCCGTCAGGTTCTACCGTGAAGGCTTGCACGTCTACCCACGTATCGGCGTCACTGCTTACACCCAATGCATAGAGTAGGTTGCTGCTATACCGCCGTTGCTGTGGGTCTATCTGACCGCGGATGTAGGCGGGTAGGGTATAGTCACTCTGCCCCGCCACCCATCCGCCTGGTACCGTGTACAGGTGGGGGATAGTTACCCGGTTATGCCATGTCAGCAGACAGTCATTGATGCCCGTATAGACCTCATAGTCAGGCCACCGCGCGCCGTCTGGGTCACGCATCCGCCGCCGCATGTCCTGTAGTAATTCGGTTTGAGTTTTCAAGAATGGCAATGTGATCATGCTGGCCTACATAGAATCTTAAAGCTTGCTTCCCACACGTTTAGCCCGCTGTCGGTAAACAGCACATCAGCGCGGTAGTCATGGCCCAAGGTGAGCGAACCAATACGCTTGGTTGTAATCACGTCACCCGCCGCGCTGTTACTTCCAGCAACAACAGTATTAGTTACATCCGTCTCTGCGCCTGGTACAGTCACATCGTACACGGTAAGCGTGATGGATGTTGGCGTACTGCCCCAAGGCGTGGTGGTGATAGAGTAACTAACACTCTCCTGTGGACTCTGGCGCTTGGGCGATTCATTGACGTACATATTACCCGCCGCTGGAAATCGTCAGGGTATAGGTAAACTCAATGGCGTCACCTGATACCACGTTGACCGCACTAAAGACCGTTCGATCCATCAACGTACCCGCCGACGAATCGTTAAATAGCCCATGCTCGGTTACGGCTTTGGTCGAGGTGTAAGAGATAGTGCCGACGCTACGATAGGCGTTGGCCGCACTTTCGGTCTGTGTGCCAGTGGCGCGGCTCTCGCCGTCTGTCGTTTCCATTGCGGTGTCGGCTGCGTTCTCTGCCGTTGTGCCTACCCCCGCATCATGGTATTTGAAGTCTCCGAAAGTTGATGTTTCTGTTTGTAACTGGTCAGTCACATAGCCGACAAACGCAGTAGTGACCACCCGATAGCCGACCGTACCATAGTCAACTGTCCAGCCGTCAGAGCGCCGCAGTTTTAACGATAGCTGCCCCGTCAGTGTCGGAATGCCGGTGAGCCATGAAAACGCAATGGCGGCCCGCGTGTACAACCAGCCAAGCCAGTATGATCGCCGTAGGCCGTTGCGCAGTCGCCAAGCCCACGGCGCTTTCTTATAGAGTTTGCGAACGGATAGCCCGCCCGCCATGTTGAGATTGCTAATCATTTGTTCCTCACTGTCAATGTGTTACGGACGGCAATTGTCCAGGAGCGCAGGCGATTAGGGAGAGATAGCACAGCCCTGGCCGCCAAGGTCAAGGCCACCGCTGCCGCTGCAATGCCCCGATTCAGCGCGCCGCTGCTTGTGAGTGTACCGGCCAAGGTCTTCTTAGCCTTGCGGATGATAGCCCCACTACTGGTAATTGTCCCGGTAACTGTTCTCTTGGCCTTACGTGTAAGCGCTCCTGCCGTGGTGAGCGTACCGCCTACAACCTGATAGTAGATTTGTAGAATCTGACTGGTCAGCCCGCCCGCGGTGGTCAATGTCCCGGCAAAGGTCTTAAAGGTTTTCTTGACAAGTGCGCCCCCTGTGGTGAGCGTCCCGGCCAAAGTCTTTTTCCCTTTGCGTACTAGCGCCCCGCTGCTGGTGAGAGTCCCGGCCAAAGTTTTGACAAACTTGCGGAAGGCTGTCACCGCGCCGCTACTGGTGAGTGTACCTGCTGCTATCTTCTTAGCCTTGCGCACTAGCGCGCCCGCGGTGGTGAGTGTACCTGCTGCAATTTTCTTAGCCTTGCGAATCAGCGCGCCGCTGCTGGTGAGTGTGCCTGCTACCGATTGGGTAAAGGTAGTGCCTCCGCTCGCTGGCTTAATGGCAATGGCTGCACAGCACCAGTCACGCGCCGCGCTCAGAACATTGGTGCCGCCCATTGTGGTTGCACCCGCGCTTGCTACCGTCTTGCGCGTGGTGCTTAGGGTGGTTGTGTCGCCGCCTGTGCCGTTGGTATTGTTGATGCTAACGGTTGTCTGATCGCCGGGAGTGGTGAATGTGCTGCTGCGATGGGTGCCGCCAAACAATACCATTGCGTCGTTGGTGACGGTGGTAATGCTGAGTTGCATATCATCGTCATCGGTGACAGGCGGCCCTGCTGCTGTTTGGCTGGCATCAATCGCGCCACTGCCATTGGTGCCGGATGTGTCTACGCCACTAAAACGACAGGCCACCGCCACATCAAAGCCGCTCGTATTGCTGACCGTGATACTACCCGTGCTTGGACTGGCCCCCATCCCACGCCAAACCGATAGCCCGTTTTGGCCCTGGCTGTTATCAACGCTGGTAATCTCTACCCACGTTAGGCCATTGCCAGAGACGGACGGCGACAGGGTTTCATTACGCTGTGCAATGAACAGCAAGCAAAGTTCATTGCTGCCTGGTGTCCAACTGGTTAGCGTTATGCCGCTGCCGCCGTCCGTGCCGGTAACGGTCTGCTCTAGCGCAATTGCCATTTATACCGCCGTCAACACACCGGTAACGGTGATCGTGCCGCTTGTCCACGCGCTGATCCGCGCGCGAAACTGTAGCATCCCCGTTACATCCACGGTAAAGATTCCGTCAGCCGTGGCGGTAAGGGCCGCTGTCCCGGTCGTGACTGGCGCGACTAAGATCCCTTTCCAGTTGGTACCGTCGATGGTGACTTCCCAAGTGATGGTGGCGGTTGTGATGCCCTGCACCTGGATAGCCAACTTCTTAAAGGAGCCGCTTTCCACATCAGTGCAAACCATCGGCGTCCCGTCACCGGTCGCTACCGCCGCCGCTTGCATCACCACTACCTTGTACTGTCCCCCCGCCTCTTGTTGCATGGTCAGCCCCCTAGACGTAGAAGAAAATCTTAATCGTGAACTGGCCCGCCGCAACGTTGGTAAAGTCCGCTGCACTGGTAATGGTCACGGTGACAGTCGCGGCGGCGGTGTGGATCTTGGTGCCGCTGGGTACGCCAAGGTCAGCCGCCGCAACGGTAGTAAATACACTAGGGGTGCCGGTACTGTAGCGGTCTACGTCTGTACCGTCGCCCACCTGAATTGTTGCGGAGGTGTCACCGGTAAACCCTGTGACATTTTGCAGGATGGTTTGATGCACCCAAGCGCCCGCGGGGATCGTGGCCTTGAGTGCATAGGTGCCGATTGTGCTGCCGCCGTCTGTGAAGTCAGCGCGTGTCACAGTTTCGGTGATGACCCCGCCGCCGCTGCGCGTCCAGTCATCATCCCGTCCATCATTCTTCGTCTTGACAAACTCCTTTGATAGCTGGTTTGTCAAGTCAGTTTGAATGTAGCGGCTACCCTGGGGAGCAAGCGCCCAATCACCCGCGTCGCCGTCTGGTGCATCCACACCAAACCAAACAACCGGCATCGGCCCCGTCACCCCGCTATGCTGGTGCTGTGGTCTATTCGGAATAAACATAAGGCCCCCTTCTAGGTGGTGGTGCTATACCCGTACAGGCGGCCAAAGGCTTTTTCATTCTCCAGGACAAAGGAGAACTCGCCCAAGATGTCCTTAACCATGTAGTCGCCCACGCTGGCCCGATCATAGATGTCCCAATCACGGAACGTCACCCACCCGCATTTGTCCTTTTCCAGAATGTACAGGTTGGCGCTTGGCCCCCAACGCCCGTACATCACTTCTACTTCGCCAAAGTCTGTGATGATGGTAGAGATGCTAGAGCCGCCGCGCTCTTCACTGCGTTCGGTGCGGATGGTTCCCTCGTAGAAGCTGGTAATCTTGCGCCGCGCCCAGGCATCGCACACGATGGTGTCAGGTGTGCCGCCCGCTTCGTAGATGGCCTGAATCTTGTCTTCAATGTGCTTGCGGGTGAGGGATGCACTAGACAGGTTGGTGACGTTGGTTGTCACATACTGTCTGAATCCGCCCATGCTGCGCGCGGTGGTAGCCGTGCCAATGGCGCGCATCCCATGATAGAACGATTGTTCGAGGAGAATGGCGAGTTTACCGGCCTTGCCCTTACTGCCCATGCCCGTCCCGCCGCCGATCAACTTGGAGACGTGATAGGCCATCGTATCGCTAATCCCGTATTTGGGGTTGACTTGCTCCGACCCTGTGACCTTAACCGCCTCGGCCAAGATTTGGGTGTAGTTGTAAGGGAGGCTTGGCACGGTCGTATTACCGGTGCTAAAATCTGCGCCCTCTAGCCGCGCACTGGTTGCGATAATCCACGCGGTATCATCGGCGTGGGTGGCCGCGGTGGTGCCTGCAAAGCCGCGGATCACGGTCGCGGTGTCGGTCGAAACAGAGCTTACATACATAAGCTCATCCTCTACGCGGATCACGTCACCCGCCTTGAGCGTGTCACCTTCGCCGGTCTGCACATCTACGCCGGTTTCGTTGTCATCGAGCGCTTCGTTAAGCGTGCCACTGCGCGCCGACATGGTGTCTTCAATCCATTCCACTTTCGTGTTCGGCCAATTTTGAAGACGGAATTTCGTTTCGTTTTTAGTGCCAAGCAGATTGAGTAACGGCGCTTCCGTCCAATCAATCATCTTGATTACATCACCAATACCCCGCTTAATCGTGCCGGTATCGGTATAGGTTGTTCTAGTCCCTGTAGCCATTGTTCTATTCCTTCCGCTCTAACACGTGTCGAGCGTATCCAATCGCGTCTTTGTTCTTGAGAAGACGCGCCGCTTTAGCTTCCCAATCATCGATAGTTGTAGAGGTGCTTCCCAAGTAGACTTGGTTCGCCTCTTTCTTTTCAGCCTTGGCCGCCTGCTTCTGCTGTGGCGTGTTGCGTTGGAGCATGTAATCGACTGCCAGTTCCCACGCGTGATCGGCGTCGGTTGCCTCGTCGAAGACTTCATCGGGGATAGGCATTCCCGCTTTCTGCCGGATGCGGTTAAACACCCGTTGACGCCCCTCGGTAATCTGCTTCTCCTGCTCAATCATCGCAATTGCCTGCTTAAGCTTGCGATTTTCGTAGGCAAGTTTCCCGGTGTCGTCGAGGTCTTTGGTTGCGAGGGTGTCAAGCGTTTGCTCGTACTGCGCTAGGCGCGCCGCATCCTCTTTCTGCTTCCGTTCGGCCTGGGCAAGTGCGCTTTGTAATGCAGCGTGCCGTTTGTCCTGCTCACTCTTCCACTTGCGAAAACTAGGATTGTCGTCAAGGTTGTCTTTTTTCCCCTGCTCTGCTTCTCTTGGCTGTCGCCCTGCATCGTCGTCGCCTGTCGAAAGGTCTGTCACCTCGGTAACTACCTCTTCAACTGCGTCGCGTACTTCGGGCAACTCCTCAATAAACTTTGCCACTGTTCATACTCCTTAAAAATGCACAAAAAAAAGCGGGCGATCTCCGAAGAGATCGCCCGCTAGTTAAACCGCTAGGCTGAAACCTATTAACTTATGCCGTAAGCATATCAAAACACTAGGTCGCTGTCAAGTAGTTAAGACAAATTCCCATCTACCACCCTGGCCGCCATCCCCTTAGCCCTGGCCGCCACGATGCTTGTGCTCCCGGTTGCGGCATGAGATCCATTGTCATCCGCTGCTGTTGCACCTGTGGCATTAAGCCCGCCGTTTGTTCGGCGGTAAGCGGCTTGGCCGGTAAGGGGTCCTTTTTGCCATAGTTATAGTTGATGTTGCCCACGCCATCAATCCAGGCGGGTCGTTTAATGCCGGTTTGCTTTTCGTATTCGTCCCAATCCACGATTGACACCCCCTTTCCTTTCGTGTACTGTAGTGCGTATCCGGTTGGTGCATGGCGTGCATCTTGACGCACGCTTCGGGGGAATGCATCAGCCGGATTTTTTTATACCTCTAATCCAATCCGGTGACCACTCCCGCACCTGGCGCCCTGGCTTCAACTCCTGCCCTGCCCGCATCCAGTCTAAATCAATCTGCGGGTTTTGGTAGCTGGCAACCCTGGCCGGTTCTGCCAAGCCACCGCTCATGCCCTGGCCGTAGACATCCTGGATGCGTACCTGCGTTTTGCGTTCCTGCTTCTGGTAGCCGCCGCCGCCGCCGCCGCCGCCGCCGCCGCCGCCGCCGCCTGTGCTGCGTTCCTTCTTCTCTCTGCCATACCACCAGTCCGCCCAGGCGTTATACTGCGGGTTCTTCTCATACCATAGGCGCTTTTGGGTAGAGTTCCAACCCCGTTTAAACTGCCCGACAACCGACCAAATGTCATCGCCAAAAAGTTTTTTAGCCTCGTCGTAATCCTTGCCAAAGTTATATTTGAAATCGGTAGAGCCTTCTTTGCTCTCGTCATAGTTGGCAGGTCTACCGTTGAGCCATGCCCCGAATTCAAAAGCCTTGGGATTCTTGTCATAGTATGCGTTGCGCGCGGCCTTGGCCTCTGGCGTGTCAGCATAGGCAGGCGTCAAGGCCCATAGTCCTAATGCATCATCGCCTATCATCTTGAGGGCTGGCGCTAATTCCTTGCTGTTGTAGGCGTACAGGTTGATCGCCCGCATCACAGGGTTTTTCTTTAGGTACTCTTCGCGGGCTGCACCCTTGGGCAGATTGTAATACTCGTCGAACATCTTGGCGCCGCCTGCACCAAAGTACCCCTGCACGTTGCCCCGGCGTGCTGCCCACTCTGCCCGGGTCATCTCACCCTTGACCCACTTCTCATTCATGTTTGCATACTCGCGCGCCGTCTTCATGTCGCCGCCTGTGGTCGGCTTGTCGTTGCCCTGTGGCCCTTGTCCTGGGGCGGTAGGGCTGGCCGCCATCTGGCTCGGTACAGACTCGCCACCCAACAGCGCGGCGTTTAGTTCGTTCGCTCTCTGCGTCCATGGATTGTCGGCGGGCTGGCTCAGTAGGTTGTCCCAATTGCGATTCGCCCACTGGTTGGCCTGCTGCTGGCCTGGGGGTGCGTAGGGGTCGAAGCTCCCTATCGCCTGCCGGTCGCTGCCCACTGGCCGCGGCCCTGTGTAGCCCTGCCCTGCGTTGGCGTTGGGGATGATCGCCTCTTCCTCTGGCGTGGTCGTCGTGCCTACTGTCGCTTTGTCCTGGTCGGCAAACTCTTTCTTCCATTCCTTGTACCCCGTATAGAGCATGTACTCTTCTGGGCTTGACTTCATCCAGGCGACAAAGGCGTCTTTGCCCTGGGGGACATTCGCCATGATGTCGAAGATGTTGGGGCCAAATATCTTGATCGCCTCGTCATAGGCTGCCCCGTAGCTGTCTTGTCCCTCGGCTGCACCAAAGCGCCGCCCATTCATCCATAGCTTGGCGGCCTCGGCATTAGGGTACTGCTGGTTAAACGTCGCCATCTGTGCGTAGTACTGCTGTAATTGCGCTTCGCTTGCCCCATCGCCTGGGTGCTGTGGTGCGCTGGCGATCATGCTAAAGGCATCAGGGCCGAACTTCTGAACAAACTCGTCATACTCCTGAGGTTGAAAGCTTGCCATGATCGCCGCCTGCACAAGCGGATTTTCTTGCTTAAACTGTTTCCGCTCTTCGCTGCCCTTGGGTAATGCATAGTATTGCGACAGTAGTTCGCTGCCCTGCTGCCCTACCCTATCCAATACATTCTTGTCATTCAGTTTATATTGGGCGTCCTGTACCTCTTCAACAAATGACTGTCGGTCGCTCCATGCCTTTTCCACATCCCCCGCATATCGGTTCTCATAGCCGCGCAATAGTTCAGATGAGTACATATCCTTGACCATCTTGCGCGCCGCTTCTTTCCACGGATCCGGATAGGTGTCATCCTGGTTCAGCAGTTGGGTAAACTGGCGATCATAATAATCAAGCCGCGCCGTGTCCCACTTCGCTTTCGCCAAGTAGTATTCTTTTTTGGCCTCGGCGGTTGCGTCCTTGCCTGGGTAGACCGGCTGTCCTGCGGGCTTGTGGCTCAGGATAGATTGCACAAAGCCCGCCGCGTGCTCTACCGGGTTCATGTACTTTGTGTTTAGGTTCTTCCTATCGCTACTCGGTAAGGATGGGTACTCACCTTTGAGCGCTTCCACCTTATCCCAATAGGGCGCTTTGATCTCGTTTAGTTCCTTGGTGGTAGCGTTCGGGTTGGCGATCAGGAACTTAGCAACGGCCTGCGACATATCGTTCATAATCACGCCATGCTGATTATAGTACTCGGTTTGTACGGCCTTCTCCCCTGGGCGTAGGCGTTTGGTCGTGTCGCTTGAAGGATACAAAGCGCTGTAATTGAACGTAGCGTCAAACTGTTCCGGCTGCATGTTGGTGTAAGCGTTGACTGCCTCTTTGCTGCCGTATGGGTTGCTCACCTCATTGTAGCCAAGCTGTACGCGCTGCGCTTTCATGTCGCGCATTTGCTGTTCTTCGGGTGACAGGTTGTAGCCTGGTACGCCGGTGAGGAATGCCCCGGCCCGGTTCATCAAGCGTTCCCACCCTGCCGCCTGCGCTCCCTGCTGCCATGCCCCCACGCCCTGGCCCTGCTGCTCTGGCAATGCGTTCGCGCCGGTCTGCTGTTGATAGCCCACGTCAGGCGCCCACATTGCATCGTTGGGGTTGATGTCTCCCCGCATCCCTGCCAATGCGACCTGCTTCCCTGCCCGCCCGTAGTCGTACTCATCGCCATAGCCAAGCGGCCCTTGGCTCATGCTCATGTCACCGGTCGCCGCCTGGTACCCATAGCCCGCCATTTTGTAAAGTGGTAACACGTCGCCAAGTTGAAACTCATCGGTGCGTCGTTTGCCGCCTGGAAGTGGTGTAGTCTGATCGAGCATCGCCTTAGTTGCATAGTCGGCAATGGGATACATGGCCGGGGTGTATTTTTTAATCGTCATCATCCAGCGTTCAAGCTCTGACCGCCCTTCATCTGGGTTAACGAAGTCACTGCCCAAGTACATACTAAATGGAAGCATGAAGTCGAGCGGGTTGGCGAGGCGATCAGGCCCTACGCCGAATTGTGCCAACGGGTTTTGGATGGTGCCTTGCAAGTGTTGGGGGATGTTGTTTTGGTTGTTCTCCATCTCAATAGCGCGCTGTGATTCGTACCACATGTTAACAATACCGGGCTTCTGCACAGCGCGTTGCATCCAGTTCTTAGCCGACCGTGACCAAAAGTAATGGTAGGGCATTAGGCTTGCCGCCCACACATCGAGGTTGCGTTTGTCGCTATAGTTGAGCATGGCATAGTTCGCCATCTGCTCACCCGTCCGCACGGCCCCCGCTAAGATGTTGTCATACTGCGGCATCATCTCGTTAAGCGCATCGAGCACCCGCATTTGTTGGGCCGGTGTCATCGTGTTTTGTTTGCCCGCGAGAATTTCAGGTAGCCGTTGCATGATCTTGCGTTCGGCATCGGTCAGCGTGCGGATCGTGTGCTGCGCCATCTCGCCTACCTCTGGCGCTTTCTTGCCTAGCAAGTCGCCCAGGTTGCCGTTAATACCAGACACAAGCTTGTATAGGTCGGTCTGCTTGGCGGCCTCGGCAATGCCCCAAGGATTCCACCCACTGGCGGTAGGGGAGACAGTGTAGGGATTGTTGCTGCGCCCGCCTGCCAAGGCGTCGATAATTTTCCCGAACGCTTGCCCGATCCCTGCGCCGAAGTCTGTTGTCCCTGGCGTAGCGACAAATCCCCCTGCCGCCCGCTCTGGTAACTTTCCGTAAACCTTGGCCGCGTCTCCCTGCAAAACCTGTATGCCCTGGTCAGCAAAGCGCTGCACTTGCTCAGGTGTCAGCACTCCCTTCTCATCGAGTACGGCCTTAATATCGTTGAGCGTGACCCCGCCCTGCACATGCGCCTCTACATAGCCCATGCCACTATAGACAAAATCGGCGGTGTCACCCGTCCGCGCATAGTCCACAAGGTTGCTAATCTCATGATCGGCGGCGAGGATGTTGGGCGCGTCGATAGGTGCGCCGACCATGTTGGCATTACGGAAATTGTCCATTGTATCGCCAACACCAATCGTAGTGCGTGGCCGTACACTATCGCTAAGAACAAAGCTCACTTCCCCGTAGCCGCGCTGTGTAATGTTGCGTGTCTCTTTGGAGAAATTCAAATAGCCATACACTGGCCGCTGATCGGCGGGCAGGTTCTCAGGAATGCCAAGGCCAAACTTCTCGGCCTCAGCGCGCATTACCTTGTTTACGGTAGCGCCGCTGGTGCCTGTCTCAAACTGTGTACGAAAGCGCCCGTCATTTAGAATATTGTCAATGACATTCTTAGGCGCGGAAATTACCACATCCGATTGGGCTAACTGGTCAAGCGCCTGCTGTACATATTGCTCCACCTGTTGCGGAGTGATTTTGTTTTTCTGCGCACTACGATCAACGGCGCGCTGCACGCTGGCCTTTACCTGTTCAATATGTTGCGGTGACGGTTGATAGGGTAGGGCGTTAGGGCGTGGGGCTGGCCCCATCTCTGCTGGCTTCTTCAGCTTGCCGAACGCCTGCCCTATCCCTGCGCCGAAGTCTGTTGTCGCTGGCGTGGGAACAAAAGGCGCCACCTGTTGGGCAGCCTGTTGCACCGCAGCGCCACCAGGTAACTGCTCTTTAATATAGACTATCCCGCGTTGGTCGCCGCCTATATTGATAGCGTACTTGCGATCAAGCGCTGTAATGCTTCGCGGGTCATCCATCGGCATGAGGACTAGGCGCCCGTCTAGCTGCCATTCCCGCATAAGCTTTTGGACTTCCGTCCATTCTTCCGGCGTAAACTGCTCGGCAAACTCGCTAAACTTCACCTGGCTATTTTGCTTGTAACTGTTGAGAACAGTGGCCGCCCGGGTGCGCAGGTCGCCGCCTGTCGCCGCTTGTTGAACGGGTGCAGCCGGGTCCATCATCCGCTTGTACTGCGTATAGGTTTCGGTCAGCTTTGCCGCATCGCTTCCCGCTTCCTCTACCAAGTCCTTTGCTACGTTGGCGGCCTGACTCGGTTCTACCAAGCCATCGGCAATCAAGCGCTCTTGCACTTGCTGTAACAAACTTGGCACAGCCGCGGGCTGTGGTACCTGCTCTGCTACTGTGGCGATAGGTTGCGCCGCGGCCCGTTCCATTACCTGGGGTGCGTTCTTCGCCTGCTGCCCAAGGTCGTAGTACTCCTGCAAGAATCGTTCGGCGTCGGCCTGGTTGTTAATGCGACGCCCTGCAATGGTCTGCCCGTAAAGGTCTTCAAATAAATTCTCAGGGACATTCACAATGCCCTCTCGCGTGTAGGTTGCGATCAACTGGTCAAGCTTGGGATAACCCCCTGTCGCCTTCGCTACTCTGTCCCACTCGTCACGCAGAGCAAGGCGCGCCTCATTGCTGCCCGCCGCTATCTCTTTGGCCTGGTCTGCCTGCATTGCGGCCTGTGCTGCTACCTCATCAGCCGGAGCAACAAGGCGCATAGGTGGCGTCGTCACCGGCTCGGCCATCAAGCGCGCAAGCTCGGCCTCCAATTGCGCCTCACGCTTGGCAACTGCCGCCGCACTCTGGGCGTCAAGCTCGCTAATCAGCTTATCGACAATGTTGGTATTCTCGCCAATGACTCTATAAAAATCTTGCACCGTGGTCAGTGGCACGGTAGGGAGTGACGACACAACCACCTGGCGCGCATTCTTGGCCTGCTGCAATGCGACCGGATCCGCAAACCGTACAAGCTCACCCGTCGCTGTGTTGCGCGCCTGCCAAAAGTTATCGGCCATCTTGCCGACAAGTTGAAACTCACCGCCGCTAAACTCGTCTGACCATTTAAGCGCGCCTTTCGCCATGTCCGCCACGCCACTAGCCACAACTAATCGCTTTACCACATTGTTGTGGACAACGGCATTATCAAAGAACTCGGCCCAAACCTGATTACGCAACTTGTAATAGGCGTCGGCGTTCTTGGGTAGCATCTCGGTTCGCTTGTCAGCAAGGAACCCTGCTGCCTTGGCCCCAAGCTCTTCCATCTTGCGCATACCATCGGCCATCAGATCCAAAGTGGTTTGGCTTGGATACTGTCTAAAGGCGCTGAAAAGCTCTACAACGCTCTTGTCAACGTATTTGCGGTTAGCGTCCAGGGCCTTCGTAAAAACGTCACCTTGGCCCTGTGGTGAGCCTAGGCCCATTCCTGCGGTTCTGGCCGTCATCACTTCCGCTTCATCATAGCTGGCATAGCGCTTGATGACATTCCACCAATCATACCCGCCCTCTACCTGGCCGCCGCTCTCAAGCTTGATCAAGTTCTGGCGCGCCTCGTCTGTGGCCTTCTGGAAGAAGTCAGTAAAGCCGCCGTAGATTTGGCGCGTGCCTTCAAACTTCTTTGCCCATGCATCCGCGGTGTTTGTTTGAATGGCCTGCTTACTCAGCGCGTCAACCTGGGCGCGGGCAGTAGTGCGCCAATCGTACCACTTCGCCATCAGATCCATAGCGACATTAAGGCTGCTTGAGTCCGTAGCCCCGGCCAAGTCCTGGCGTAGTGTGGTCCAGAGCGCCGCTTCTGTCTCACTGATTTGTTTCATCAGCCCTTGGGCCTCTTGCCGCATCTGGTCAGCCGGTAGCCCTGCGCGCTTGGCCGCATCGACCATACTGTCTACCACATCGGCCCCATCCTGTACCGACTCGAATTCGGTCCAGACATAGCGCCCAGGTTGTGGAGGTGCGGAGTTTAACAACTGCCCTGCCGCCTTGAACTCCTGCCCGAAGATCTCGCTTACCTTCGCCGCTGCTTCTTCCAGTTGGTTAGGGAGTGACTCGCTTAGTATCGTGTTGAGTTTGGCCCACCCCTCAGCCGATACCAGTTCATCAGGGACGCCAAGTTCTTTCAGGCTGAACGGTACAACCTGCGCCGTGGTCAGCTTCTTCATGACCTGTTGCATCTGGGCTTTGTTGCCGTTCACGCCCACATCAGCAACAGTTGAGGCGAGAGACTTGGCAAGGTTGGGATCAATGCCCAAGGCGCTTAGGGTCTGCTCAAAGCCCTTAGCCGCGTCGCCCCATTGACTGGTAAGGTACCGCTTAAAGGGTACATAGGTGGCGCGTAGGGCAAAGTTTTGCTCACCGAAGGGAACCCGCCCCGCTATGTCAGTTGCACCAAAGGGAATGCTGTAAAGCTTATTCATCATCTTAGCGTAGGGGTTATCCTTGCCGAATAACTTTTCGGACCAATGCATACCCCCAAGCGCTTCCCCTGCCGCCTGACCTAGCGCGTTGCCTGCCGCTTCTGCGCTTCTGGTCGTCGGAACCACACCCCCAAACTTCGTCATGAAGTCGTTAAGGATTTGATTTGTGGGGAGCAGCGTCATCGTGTTGTCGGTCAACATGGTAGCCGCTGCACTGGTCGCATTCTTGATCCAATACCCTGGCGACATGCCCAGATACATATCAGATAAGATAGCTTTCTGCACGCCCCACGTTGCGGCTAGTGGGTTTTGTCCGCCTGGCCCTGCTGACTTGATTGCGTTCTTCAACTGCTTGGCTTGTAGCTCCGCATCATACGGTAGCATCTCGGCGGTTTGCTTCAACACCTTCCCCGCCTTGTCAACGTATTCGATTACGCTGGTACCGTTGGCAGTCTTGACCGTGCGGAAATTCACCGCGCCGGCGGGCAATTCGTCGAGAGTCTTTAGCCCGAACAACTCGCGGCTGCTCTTGTAAAGCACGTCGTTAAGCTCTGCGAAAAACTCAGTAGGCGAGAAGGTTGCAGGATCACCCGCGAGTGATCGCATATTCAACATTGCTTCCCGCGCCTTGACCAATACCGGATACTGTTTCAATAGCTCTTGATTCGCAACTACCCCCGGCCCCCACTTGCTAATTTCGGTAGAGCCGGGAAGTACCACGCCTTCCACCAGTTGACGCGGATCGCCTGTCCACATATCGACCACGGCTTTAGCGCTGGCCTTGTCCGTGACGTCAGCCATCATATTAGCCGCTGCGCGCCATAGGGTATCCGTCGCCATGGCCGCTTGGGTGTCGGCTGTCCGGGCGAAGGGGTTGACGGCGTTCCACCAGTTGGAGACATTGCCACCGGTCGCCGCCTTCGCTGCGTTGTCCAATACCCCATCAAGCGCCTTAAGTGCCGCCTCTGGTGTTAGGTTCATCAATGATGAGGACTTGGCCGCCTGTATTGCTTCTTGGCCGCCGCCGCCGATCAGGTTGGTAGGATCGAAGATGACCCCGCCCAGGAATTCCGCCCAGGCGTTACCGTGCTCGTCGATGAGTTCGCTCTTGCTCTTATTCTTTAACTCGTTAGCCTGCGCCCCAAACTGCGCCGCGGCCTGGGCATCCCCTTGCGCCTGGGCCTGCTGCGCTTTCTGTTCCAGGTCTGCAACCATACTATCTTGGTTGAGTACGGCATCAATCGCGCTTTTAGTTTCCTCTGGCCCTGCGATAAGCTTGACCATAGCCGCGTTCGCTTGCGTCCGCATCTCTTCCGGCAAGGCGTCAAAGGCTGTTCGTACCGCCTGACTCTGGCGTAGATTGTCCCAGAACAAGGAGCGCGCCACATTTTCGCCACCGTTCACAAGGTCTTTAGCAAGGTCCAGATAGGACAAGTCTACTTGGTTGGGGTTGAACGGGTTAAGGGTTTTGTTAATCATCTCGCCGGTTGCGCTTGCCAGTTGCCCCGCGCTCACGTTCGGCCCGCCCAATAGCGCCCCTGTGCCTGGAATCTGCGTGGTTTCTAGTGCCTTGCCGGGGATGGTGAAGACGCTATCCATACCCGTCATGAGGTTGTCTACTACGCTATTGTCAAGGATGGGGTTATCAAATAGCCCGTTCCACCCTGGCGTTTTGTCTTCCTGCTGGCGTAGCTCGTAATCAGCCATCGCCTTATCATAGCCCGCTGTACCTTTGAACAGTTCCCGCGTGGCGTCGAGCGGCCCAATCTCCCCCACGTTGCGAGCGTAGTCAGTGAGGAATCCGCCCGCCGTGTCGGTTATTTCCTTGGCTGGCTTGGCCCATTCGCCAATCTGCCGTGATAACCAATCCTCTGGCTTGTACGGTTGCGGCCCAAAGTTGGGGCGAAGGTTACTGCCTACGGTGGGCGCTTGGGTCTGCTGTGCTGTGAAGCTGGCCGCCCCTGTGTCGGGTCGGTCGTAGCCTGTGCCGATCGTGGGCAGGGTCGGCTTCACATCATAGGTAAGCAATGACGAAATATCCGTAGGCGCGGCGGGCTTGGGCTGACCGGTGTTGGCGGATGATAGCGGATTGTACGCCGGTTGTTGGGGTGGCCCTTGCCGCCACGCGTCGACCGCGGCCAACCACGGATTCGCCGCAGGCTGGTCTACTGGCGCGGTGGGTGGAGCAATGCTAGGCTCAACGGATGGGACCATAGGCCGCTGCTCGCCTGGGCGCAATGGTCCCTGCATGGGGCGCGCGGGTGCTGTGGGTTGCCCGTTGCCCGCCTGCCATTGTTGTAGTGCGGTTTGTAGTGGGTCGCTCTGCGGTTGTGGGCCTGCCGTCGCCGTGCTGGGCGCGACTGCCTGCCGCCACTGCCGCGCATACTGTTGCGCCCGCATTGCCTCTATATCTTGGGGAGGAGTCGCGGCCTGCTCTTCATCCCATCCCAATAGGTCGCTCAACCATCCCATGCCCGGTAGTGCCATCAGTGTTTCCTCAGCATTTCCTCAGTACAATTTTGCCGAACTAGGTAGCACGCATCCACCGCACGTTGGCCCGTTGGTTTCTCCCTGTCGCCGCTAACAATGACTGCTGCTGCTGCGCCGCCATCTGCTCGCGGGCTAGTTGCGCCTGCTGCATTAGTTCCTGTTGGCGGTATTGTTCCAATGCCTGCTGCGTCGAGAAGTCCAAGCCAAAGCGCCGCGCCTGTTCCTGCTGCTGTGTCGAAAGTTGCGCCATCTGTAGGCCGTAGGTCTGCTGCTGTGTCAACTCTGCCAAGGCTGCGTTACGCTGCCCAAGGTCAAGCTGTCCACTCTTATACATCTGGTCAATTTGGTTCGCCTGCTGCGCTACCCCCAACTGACCGCGGCTGATGTCAAGCTGGCCCTGCTGAATGCCGTAGTTCTGCCCTTGCGCCAACTCTGCCAATGCGATCTGCCGCGCTTCGTTGGTCAAGCGTCCGGTATTGTAGGCTTCGTTAATGGCGTTCTGCTGCCGCTGTACATCGATGTTGCCAAGCCCTAGCTGCTGTTGGATGTCAAGCTGTCGATTGCCCTGCTGCAATTGGCCTTGCTGGTACTGGTCGCGAATATCTAATTCCCGATTACCGATGCCCAATTGCCCCTGTTGGTACTGTGCCTGTTGCGCCATCTGCTGCGCCGACTGGTTCAACTGCTCGCGGGTCTGGTAATCTTGCAAGCCAAATTGCTGCTGGCTAAACTGCTGCTGCCACTGATCATTGCCCGTCTGCCGGTTGAAATCCTGCGCCCACTGGTTAGCGGCTTGCGATGCTTGCCATTCCGCCATCGTCTGCTGCCGGCCTGACAAATCCATGTTGTATTGGTCAAGGCCCTGCTGATAGTTGAATTGCTCATTCCAACGACGTTGCGCTTCGTTAAAATCCTGGCTGTACTGATAGCTGTTCTGGCCTAATTGCCAAATGGGTACGTTTGCCTGTACCGCCTGTAACGCCGCTTCCCGCTCTGCGTTGCTCTGTAGCGTGGTCGGATCAAGCCCCTGGTAGTAGCTGAACTGATTAGGCGTGGCCTGCTGCCCCGTGCCTTGCGGGTTGTACTGCGGATAGGAGGGATTGTAATAGGGTTGGCTGTCCTTGTTGGGAATGCCCCCCGGCAAAGGATCAGGCTGATAGGTCGGCTGGCGCGTGCTTCCCGGTGCGCCTCCCCGCCCATAGTCGCTGCTGTACGGGTTGGTTGTCCGCGGCTGCATCCCCATATCCGTACTGTATTGCAATGGGGAATTGCCATAGGTGCGTTGGGTTGGCCCCTGAGTCACGGTGCTTGGGCTGTTGTAGGGCTGGCCGTTGCGCTGCATTCCGGTATTGTTTAGATACTGGTTCGTTGGTTGCGCATAGGTTGGCCCTGCCTTATTGCTGCTGGTGCTGGCGTTGGCCTGCCGCAGTGCGTTGCTTACGTTGTTCGTTGGATACTGGTTCGTTGCCATCCTATAATCCTTCCTGCGGTAGACCCGCTAACAAATTCATTTCCTCTCCAGGCGGTAAGGGCTGCCCCATCAACTGCGCAAACAATGCCGGGTCACCCGCTGGCGGTAAGCCCATATTCTCAGGCTCGATTTGCCCCTGCATGGCTGGCGGTAAGCCCCCGCCCATCGGCATAGGGATTGCTGGCGGTTGCAGTGGAAGCGGTCCACCCTGTGGCGGTGGCATCCCTGGCGGCATCCCTGGCCCTGGGGGTGGTCCGCCTGGCCCCATCGGTGGCATACCAGGCGGCATCATTCCCGGTGGCATTGGTGGCATCCCTGGCGGCCCTTGCGGTGGTTGTGGTGGCTCCTTCGGCCCAAACATCCGGTTCGCTATCTCCTCCAGTGGCGTGCCTTTGATAATCATTTCCCAAGTCTTTGGCCGCAACTCTACCAGTTTGACCAACTGAATGTTTTGGGCCAATGCTTCACTCTCCAATAGCTTCTCTTGCCAGATCCGATCCTGTTCATCCACTGGCATATCGACCGGAACCCATTTATCCCAAAAGGTTTGCCGCGATAGGTTGCCACTATTGACCATCTGCAAGCCAAACGCCATCCGCTGCAAGTCGTCTTGTGGCAGGGATGGCCGCAACGTCACCATGTTTTCGTAATAACCGTCAAGGTCTTCACCCTTTAGGTTAAGCTTATACAGCTTGTTGTCTTTGGCGTTCTTCCCCCAGATGTCGATCCCTTCGTCGTCGTCGTCCATCGCTTCGATCAGACTCATGACGGCCTCATTGACCATCATCACGCCAAGCTCAAGGTATTCGAGGAAGCTTTTAATGCGCCCTCGCGCCGCATCGCCTAGCATGGAGATCCCGTAACCGCTTTGCATACTGCCCGCGTCGCCGTAGAGCACGGCGGGGAATGCGCTTTGCTGCATGGACTCATCCAGCTTGGCGAGGTTGGTTTCAATGATGTTTAGGTTAACTTGCGGCATGACTTGGTTAATGCGTGTGCCGGCTGGTACGTGCTCGGTTGCGCCTGGCCGTACCTTGAAGTCTGGAACCTCTACACCTTCTTCATTTTCCACGGTGAAGAAGGGCCACGTCGCCCAGAGGACGCCGGTCATCAGATTACTTTGCAGCCTGCACTTAGCTTGCCAAGGGCCATCGAGCGCATAGAGGATACTCAAACCCCTATACGCCTCTTCCTTTGTGGGCGCGCTGTCGCCGTACACTTCGATCAGGGGAATAAATTCGTAGTTGGTCTTTTTCGGTTTCTTGCCGAATTCATCTTCCACCAATACAGCGTTCCAAATGTCGCCGGTGTCCGTATCAATCCACCAGAAATCCGTAACACAAACTTCGTTATGCTCTTCTTTCCACTCCGATTTGTCCCAGAGGGATAGTTTCGGGAAGAGTTGTTTGGCGTTCAGCACTTTTTCTGTGCTCTTCTGGAACGCATATTCGACATAGAGCGGCCCACGATGCACACCACAGGAGGTTGGATCGAGCACACGAATGCTGATGGGGAAGCGCTTTTCCTGTAGCTTCTTGGGCAATGCGTCCTTAATCCATTTCACTTCAAAGACTAAGCGCCCACGAACAAGGGACATCCAGCTTGCATCAAACAAAGTGTTACGCCCTTGCAGCTTGGCTATCTGCTGCCACATCGCCGCCAAGAATTGTTCTTTGTTCTGCGCTTGTCTGGCGCTGTCCTCGGTATTGTCACGCGGCGGGCAATCAATCTTTGGCTGTGTGGCGATCAGGCGTTGGGCCAAGAGCACCACATTGAAAGGATCGGCGGTCGTCGACTGCTCGCGCCCGTCCTTCTCTATGGATTGCGTCAGGGTTTTGCTAAAGCCCGCATCCAATAGCCACATCTTTTCCCACTTGGCCGCCATGGTGTTGTACTGGCTGCGCGCCTGCTCGGTATGCCCAATGCGTCCTAGAATGTCATCGATTGTAAGTGTCTTCATATTTGGCCCAATAAAAAAGCGGGTGAGGATCTTAATCCTCACCCGCTGGTAATCACCGCTAGGCTAGTTGTCTATGACGCCGTTCGGCTTTGGTGTGGTAGGTTGACGGTAAGCCGAACTTGCGTTCTGTCACTTTGACGAAACAGACAAGCGCCGCCTTTATCTCTACAGCCTCTTGTCTCTCTTTGCCCTCTATTGTATCAAGAGACGGGAGTGTCGTCAATAGGTGACGAGACAATTGATACAACGCCAACCAAACTGCATCACTCACAGGTACCCCCTTATTTCTGTGCGCTTCTCACTCTTGCGCCGCTCCATCACACCGCCGAACTTATCATGGAGCCAATACCCTAGCGCTTTGCTGGCGTCGTTGTTGGCGTCGATGGGGCGACTCGGTTGGCTCATGCCCTCTGACCACTGCGGCCACTTGTATAGGCCCATCTCTGCTAGTATCCCGTTCGCCCTGCCCTGCACGTCCCGGTTATTGCGCAAGCGATAATCAAAGTATAAGAGCGGTTGCTTGGCGTCTGGGTGATGGCGTAACCGATACCGAACTACCTCTATACCTTCGGGGATACTTACCTTTCGCCCATGTAGTTGGATGCCTGTCTCTTCCCGCCATATTTGGATCTGCGATTTGTTGGCGTGGCGTTGACTGCCTGCTATGTCGATGACGCCTTGCCTTACCGCCTTGAACCACGGCTTGGCCTGCACCAACGGAATAACATCATAGGCGGTTGTATCGTGCTCGTACACCTCATCCACTACCCTAACCTCTGTCAATGGTACCCTATGGCCCTTGGCGTTGGTCGTAAACATATTGGGGATAGACACCCACTGCACCGCCAACACTGCGTAGGTGTGTTGCGCCGGGTCGATGGCTAATTCTATGGGTAAGGTAGGGTCATAAGGCAAAGGACGTACATGGGTTTTAGCGTCGAATAACTTGAAGACTAACCCGCTTGGCTTGTAGGGAATGGCCGCCACGCGCTGCAAGAATAGTTCTGGCGAGATGCCCGATTCTAATTCCTTAATGGCGATGTCATCCCGCCCACCAGGGAACCATCGGCTGTTGCTCCAAGAGGGGAGACTAAAACTCCTACCGCCCTCTGGATTATCGCCTTGCCATCGTTCCCACAGGTCAGCGTACCAGGGTTGCGCATCCTCCAACGTGCCAGTCATGAAGATACGCGCCCTATGCTGTAGCGCTCGTTCCTGTAGCTTCTCGTAACTGGCGTAGGGCTGTTGGCCCATCTCCACCCCCGCCAACACGTGGGGCGCGGCGCTGGCAATGGTCGCTAGATCCTGGGCGCTTTTGGTTTCCACACGGCAACCCCAAAGCGTCGTGAAGGTTCTGGCTCCCTTCTCTGGTATGCTCTCCTTCTCGATTAGGCCCATAGCCTTGAGCGGCCCATACATATAGTCAAACTCTTGCCGCGCTTGCCAGTAGTCCGGCCCAACTAGCCAAATCAAACCGTTGGGGCGAAACACATGGCGCAATAGTTCCATAGCAAGGAACTGCGATTTGCCGGCGCGCACGCCACCCGTCACCATGATCAGGCGCGCTTGGCAATCGTGTATTTCCTGCTGCCCCCGGCTTACCGTTCTGACCGCGCCTTCTAAGTCGATGATAGGCCAATAGCCAGTGGTCGGCGTGTAGCCTGCCTCTGCCCACAACAAGCGAAGTAAGCGCGCCTGCTCCCGTTCGTCAAACATTTACCCCGCCTCTGCTACCACTACCCCCGGCCACGGATCGGAACCGTCACGCCGGTGTACCGTGCCGCCGTCATCTAAGGCGGTCAGGGTAGACACTGGCGCATCCAAGGCCCACACCCTGGCCCGCCCATGCTCAACCCTGGCCCAACCTACTGGCCGGAACGTGGGACCCTTGACCACTGGCCGGATACACTCGCTATGCAACCCTGTCGCCTGCTTGCATTCCCCTATGGTCATCGGCCCGCGCACTTGATACGCTTGCAGTACCTTCTGCTCTGTTGTCATGGAACCCCCGTCATTACCAGAATAAACAACGCACACCCCAACACAAGCAGCCCCCAGACCGCTACAGCATAAAGCTTGTCACCCACGCCGCAACTCCCAGGAGACTACCTATCACCGCAACACCAGCCACCCAATAGCCCAACACCGCAACGCTACGACCCAGGAAGCCCACACCAATCAACTCATCGGCGCGCATCCCCGCCACCTCTGCCCGTAGCTTTGCCACCTCTGCCCGTAAGTCTGCTATGCTTTGCTTCTGCGAGGACATCGCCACCCAACCCCCATCAGCAAGGAACTGCTGATACTCTCTGAAATCCATAGCCCACCTCACATCATACTGGTAATGCGGTTGAACACATCGACCAACCACAGAATAGCCCGACCCACCGCAGGAAGATCCACGCCCAAATACACCGCGCCCCCCACGAACACACAAGCCAATAACGCAATCACCGCCCAATACTGATTAGTCGTCATACTCACCTTCCATACATTTGACAATCCGTTCCAATGCCACCGCTTGACGACGTATCAATTTCACCTGACGTTCATGCAACTGCATCATATGCAGACGCCATTCACTATCTGCCGCTACCGCCAATTGATACGTCGCTTGGTTCATCACCGTGCAGCTCGCCATGAACAGCGAAAGCGCACCTTCGTCAACCTCACCCGCTTTCAACTTGTTGACTAATTCATTCCACTCTGACAAAGTTTTATTCTCGCTGATGTTCATAGTCCCTTCTTTCTGGGCGATAAGGTCCACACCCTACCGCCCCTCTACCTACGCCACCAACACGAATAACCCTGTCACCGCGAAGTGCTTGGCATACGACGCCCCAGGCTTGCACGGCTGCCCGTCCACATGGCCGAATACATCGCGATGCATGGCCTCATAGCTGGATTCGATAGGATCATCACCAGGCAATTCGTTGATGAGATAGAATGTTTCCCCACTGACATAGATGTACTTAGGCATTTGACCCCCCTGTTTTGATTTATAAATTACGCAAGTGTAGGTATGATGTATTATGTTGTGTTATGTTCTTGATGTAGTGTCTTATGTTCTATTGTGTTGTCTTCTGTTCTATTGTTATCTGTTCTGATGTGTTGTCCTCCCCCCTTTACTATACCTATCTCCTACTATCTTCTTCTCTTCCTCCTCTCTCTCTCTGGATACTACCCCCCCCCCTCCCCTATCGCCAATGCTGCTGCTACCCTCACCCCCTCTGGCGTTTCGTTGGTCAACACTACAAACATGTCGACGTTGTCCGGGGCCCTCATAATCAGAGTGAGCTTATTCATCGGTACATTCCACCGCTTGCACTTAGCTTCTATCTTGTCAAGGTATTCAACTACATCCAGCCTAAACAGATCCATGTTATCCATCGCACACCCCCCATAACGCAATCTAACTATGCTTTATACTGCGTTTTTAATGGCGCTAAATAGGTTCATTAAATGACTGTTTTCTTGAGCTAACTCCTTTTAATTAGCACGCATTACTAGACGGAATAGCTTATGATATTACTCCTTATCAATAGCTATTCACTTCTCATCTGTTGTTCGACCTCGGCAAACTGATCGTCGTCCATCTCACCAATCCGGTTAAGCAATGTCTCAAGCTTTGTGCTTGCCGTGACCGAACGTTGCACCGGCATCCCCAGCGTATAGCTATAATGGAATTGCAGGATGGCTAGCACCAGCTTAGGCGACTTATACTCCTGCGCCCACGTCAGCGCTTTGTCGAGTAACTCCTTCACCTTGTCTGCCGGCAATGCCTCATGCAGTGCTGCGATCAGCGCTTGTTCGTTGGCCTTGGGCTTGCGCTTGCGCATGGGTGGGGGTGGGGCATGGCCCTTTACCCACTGGCCTAACTCGTTTCTCCGAAAACCCCCACCCTTATCGCCTGGCTCTTCGGCTTGCGAGTACACGTATATCTCACCGTTTTCTGTGCTTTTACCACCGTTTTCCGTGTTGCTTTGCCCCGTTTCTCCCTCATTTCCTGGCATTTCGTCATCAAAAATATCGCTCATTGCTGCTTTTCCCCTTAGTTGATTAACCATGGTTAACTATCAAACCGTATACTTAACCGACATTCATAGGTGTATTGCGTTGACATGGTTAATTAGGTTAAGCCAGACCTAATATAACCGACATATTCCTACTCATAAGCGGTTATAGGGGGTTTCACTTAACCAACTTAACCATGTCAGTCATTCACTCGTGTATTGCCTTGGTTAAGTATACGGTAACGATGGTTAATTAACCCTGTCCTATGGTTAACCATCACTTTGCGACTGTATATCATTTTGCCAAAACTCGTATATCATTTTGCATTTCGCCTATTGACAACCGTGTATCATTATGATATAATATAAGCAAGCTATCATTATGATATAATATAAGCAAGCAAGGCGATAAGCCAAGCGCAACTATATCATAATGATACACAAGTAAAGGAACACAACACATGTTTTTTGTTAGATTCACGACCAACCCCGGCGCCGACCTTGAACGTGGTTTCTCCTTCGCTGGCTGCCAACTGTTCACCACCCGCGAGCGGGCCGTCGCTGAGTTCGTAGAATTACACGGCGATGATGAAGAACTCATCGCCCAGGACAATGTTACCGGCATGTATGGTCGTCGTCTTTCTGGTCTATGTGGCTTTGGCCCATTCGATACGGCAAGCGAAGCCAAAGCCGCCGTCGAAAGCCTACGCGGTAACTACACCGGACAACATGCCATCTTCATGGGGGACGAGAGTTGGAACCCTGATATTGACGGCAGTGACGATGAAGGGATTAGATTTATCCCAGCGTCTGTCATCTAACCCACCCGCCCCACCCTAACCAGGTGGGGCATTCTGTTTCTAAGGAACATTATGAAATCAGACACCACACCTAAGCCTTATCGCCTTCCGTCACGCACCGTCGATCAACTGCGTCAACTGGTCGATGGCGGCTGGGCCACTACCGAAACCGCCGTTGTCGTCGAGGCTATCAACCTACTGTGGTCCACTCGCTTGGCCCAGGCAGAGAAGACCCTGCCGCCTGCACCAGTTGCGGTTGAGATGTAACCTCTATGCATGGCAGGAACTCCCCGCCCTGCCATGCATAGTTAATCGGCTCCAAGTATTCCGGCCCGAACTTCCTCATCAAGTGCAACTCAAACTGTGCTGCGCTCATCCGTTCTATCTCTGGTATATTCCATTCCTCTTGATAGATAGCGATGCCCCTTGCTGTCTTAGAACCCTTGTGCATTTCGCCGCCGCGCTTGCGCTTCTCTTCCCACATAGCCGCCGTCGCTGTTCGGCTGTTCTCTCTGGCGTTTCGGTTGTTCCAATCTAATCCCTTCATGCTACCTCCTCATGAATTAGGGCAATGCCCCGTCGCATCGCAACGTTACTATGTCCGGCGTAGCTTTCAAATCCCCGGTCGGTTAAGCTGGCTCCGAACTTGCGCCCGCCATCGGCGGTTAGGCCATTCGCTATACACCATTGTTCATACGCAATGCGCAGATCGGAGAAGCGCACAGACACCGCCGTACTGACATAACATTTCTCTTCAATGAACCGCGCCATGGTATCCATCTCATTACGGTAGTTCTGTGTTGCTTCCTTCACTTGCTCAGGTGGGGTTAGCCCGTCCCGTTGCCAGAGCAAACAGCCCTGCACCGCCCATGCAAGTATCCCTTCATACTCGGCGCGCAACTTGGCGGGCATGGTCGTATCCTTCTCATGCTCGGCAAACTTTTGGAGGAAGGGTATCAAATGAATGCGTCGCCATATCCCATTGTCAGTACCAGTAATGACCGGCTTATGATTGCCGTACATCCATAGCTTATGGGTGGGCATGAACTCAAACCACTCGCCACGCATGAAGCGCGCCGTCATGGGATCGCCGCCCGTCATATCCTTTACCAAGGATTCGGCCAACTTGCGCCCCTCTTCCAGTTCAGCCACCACTACCAGGCGCGCGCCTGGTAGCTTGGCTATATCGTTGGGTATGCCTGGACTACCGTACTTTTGCATGATCATTTCTGTGGGTGCCTTCATGCCATACGCACCGAGCAACCCCGACAGGGTATTGATAAAGGTAGACTTGCCGTTACTGCCCCCGCCATACATAAAGAATAAAGCTTGCTCCCGTACATCCCCGGTTAGGGTGTAGCCGATGGCCCGCTGTAGAAAAGCAATCATGTTCTGATCGCCTAGCATAATGTCATTGAGAAAGCCCAACCACATAGGGCAAGGGGCGGCAGGGGTATAGGCGACAGGGATTTGCTTGGTGATGCGGTGTGTTCGGTCGTGAGGCAATAGCTTTCCGGTCGTGAGGTCAACGGTCCCGTTAGTGCAGTTGAGTAGCATATGGTTTTGATTAAGTGCCTTGTCACTCTGGCCTATGCCCTCCTCACTACGGGCAAGGCTCACCATATCGGCCAATCGCTTACGGCTTTCCGATGACAGCCCCCACTTAATTAAGTCCTGTCGTTTGTCGTCGTCGGTCAGACGGGCAGCCTCATCATACATCCTTTGCACCGTGCGCTTGGCGACGCGTGCGATCTCTTCTGTCTCATCTTCTACCCACCGCCGCCCATCCCACAAGTACCACTTATCCCAGGCGTTGACATACATCATGTCCTGGCCGAAGGCATCGACCATCCGGCGTGCATTGCCCAAGTCGGTATGGTTGTAGAACTTTGGCGCGGGTGGTGGTGTCGGCTTGGCCTCGGCCTTCGCCGGTTTCCCAATGGTAACCGTTCGCCCTGCCCCGCTTAGTTCTATACGTGGCGTTTCGTCTCCGGCCTTTGCCGGTGGCCGGCGGTCGTCGGTCGATGTTTTCCCTTTCGCCTTGGGCTGCTCTTCCCACATACCGACCGCCTTCTTCGCTTCCATATATGCCGCCTTCCAGTCGCCGTTATGGTTCAATGTCTGCGCCGTCGAGTATGCGTCGTGCCCCTTGCCATCACGATAGAGCGGGTCGGCTGTGTTGTGCGCCACCACGATCGGCGGTCGCTTGCCATCCGCAGGAAGCACGGTAACGCTAGGCGTCTCCCCGCCTGGCCGCACTAGCCTAGCAATGGACCCGGCGCGATACTTCACCCGATACTGGCGAGACTCAAGCAAGGCGATCAGGTCAACGCTGCTATTGTATAGGTCACGCACCTGGCCGCTGGCCTTGTCCCCGTTGGTGTAGATGGGCGAAGGGGTGTAGGTCGTCGCCGCTTGGGTTGCTTGCCGCCACTCCCCCGCCACCTCCGACAATAGCCGGTAGTCGTACAGCCTGTGCTCGTCATACTCTATCGCCGCTACCGTGGGGTTGTTGCCTGCCCATCCCGGCTTCATGTTCTTAGTACCCAACACACGGTACACCCGCGTAATATCTGACACACCCTGATCGCCCCCGTTCATCAGCACCCACCAATGCTGGGTATCTATCACCGATTGTCGGTTGGTGTCGTCGATGTACACCGTATCTTTCAGGTACCAATAGCAGTGGTACCCGCCGCCACTATCGACAATCAAGGTAGGGCGATAGGGTAGGTCGGCAATGTGCGCAAGGGCCATCGCTTTATAGGATGCAGGGTCAACGTAGAAGTCTTCCCCTTCTTTGCACCAATCTTTACCGTCATACTCGCAATGCAGGACGTTGATGCACTGGATATACTCTATCTGTTTGGCGATGTTCTTAGGGTTGGTGTTGCCGCTTTTGTTCTGTGGTGGGATGCGGGTGCTTGGGTTGATGCTCACATACTGCTCTGCGTTGATCGCCGTCGCTTCTTTCCAGGCAGCAAGGCGCGCGCCGGGTGTGTTGTCAAACCATGTGGAGGTAGGCGAAGGGGTTGCACACCAGAAGTGAGCGACGGTACCGCCGCGATGCAGGAAGTTCAGCCAGTCCCCGGCCTTGAGTAGTGGCGCGCTCATGACAACACCTCCATCAAGTGGCGTCCGATGTACTCGGTATAGGCCGGCGGTATGGCCTGCGTTAACTCGCGCTTACTCATCCAATCAATACCCATCGCCCGCTTGCCTGTCTCTATGCCGCTGAAATTCCCTGTCACTGTGATGTACTGGCGCTCCTCTGTAATGGGTCTACCCTGCTTCTGGCCCTTGCCAAATAGCGTGTGGGTAATGTGCGGGGGTGCCATCATGAAGAAGCTTGTCTCAAACCTGCGGTGTCTAAAGACCTTTAGTCCGAACATTGTTCCGCAAAGGAGTATGTCATCGATGAGCGGTGCATCTTCCACATTTTCCATGATGTATGGTTTGCTGGTTGCCCGGAGTGCGGCGCGTACATCCTCGATCATCAGCGGGTATTCCTTGCCTGTAACGTGACGCATACGGCTATACCCCTGACACGGCGGGCTCGCGTGGATCACGTCAAACTCGTGTCCATGTTCGGCCACATACTCCAGAGCGTCAGCCTGCACGAAGGCGAAAGGGTAACGGGGTTGCGGTTTGATGTCCACGCCTACCACCACGTCAAAGCCTGCGCGGTGGTAGCCAACCGAACAGCCACCCGCGCCACAAAATAAGTCGAGCAATCGAGGTCGTGTCATCCCTCACCGCCTAACGTGGGTTGCTCTGGCTTCTGGTAGGCGGCAGCGTCGAGCAAGGCCAAAGCCTTTAGCGCCCCGTCGTACTCAGCCTTGCGCCCATAGTAGGCGGAGGTGTCCCTGATGCGCCGCTCTTCCCGGCTCCAACTCTCTTTGATGTACCGCCGCACTAGTCCGATCAATGCTGATTGATTCATGACCACCACTCCTTAAACCGTACCGCCAACTCTGCGCGGCTGCGTATGCCTACCTTTTCCATGATGTTGTAGATGTGAGTGCGCACCGTGCGCTCACCCATGCCCAAGGCTTTCCCTATCGCCCTCCCTGTGGTGATGCCAGAGATCAGGCAGCGGATAACGTCCTTCTCGCGGTCGGTGAATTCAAACTGTGGCACGTCCGGCTTGTGGCCTGCTTCAATGGCGGTAATGGCTTGCTCTATGTCTGCGATGTGGGCGGCGAGGTGTTGACGATAGTTGGCGAGGGCGTTGACTTGTTCAAGCCGTGCCGCTACGACTCTGCGTTCTGCTTCCTGTAATTGATGGATGTCATTCATATGGTACCTACTTTGAGGAAATAAAAAACCCGCCCGTTGGTGAGCGAGTTTCAAAAAGTAGGTAGTTCCCTACATTGCGTATCCCATCAGTCTATTGTATGATGGGACGCGCGCGTCACCCGCTGCACCGAAACGCTTGCTATCTACCTTGGCCGGGAGAGCAAGCGTTTTATTTTATTACCGCCTTACGATCGCGTAGCAATGTAAGGCCATACGTCAATTGACATGGCGACAGTGTAAGAGTGTAGTGATAACTCCTACTATAGTATTAAACGCAATTTCCGTCAACTTCCTTCGACAATTTAATCTTCTACTACAAACTCTGCAATCTCTAACGGCTCCTTACCTATCGCCTCTGCTACCCTGCGCACAGTGGCCGCGTCAATCGACTTCCCTATTAGTGCTCTGCTAATAGTGTTAACGTGTAGTTTTAGCCCGTTGGCTATTTCCCGATTAGTAAGCCATCCTTTCTTTGCAAAAATAATCCGCCACTTCATAGGGCGCAAGGTAAAACTTCCGCCTGTTCGCTCACCCGCGCCACCTGGAGCACTGTTGAGCAGGCAGCAGCCCTCATCTTTCTTTTTTGCTATCCAATACTGTTCTCTTTCCAGCCATGTGCCATCAACCACTTCATCTAATACAACAATGGCAGGGGCTATCGACAAAGAATCAAGTTCTTGGATCCAATCCTTTTTCTGCGGGTTGGTAGTGTCCGTTAAATGTTGCTTTAACCGTTCGCCAGGATTGTTTGCTTTCCCCACATATCTAACTTGATTGTCGCGTGGATCGACAAGGCCATAGATAAATGTTGTTGTCACCCTCTCTCCCCTTTCAGAAATGGGTTGGCTGGTTCTAGCCCAATCTCTATCGCCCGCCGATCAATGAGATAGCGCAGTTCTGCGCTCATTGACCGGCTCTCCCGATCTGCCAACTGCTTTAGCAGCCGTTGATATTCAGGCGGCATTGTCACCGTAATTGCACGCGCTTCTTTGTCTTCCATTTGTTTCTCCTTTGCCGAATAATAGTATTGCTGCGCATAGCATATCACGATATAAGCTCACAGTCAATACCTGATACATTAAAATAATTGACTTTGTAAATACTGGCTATTGACAATGTGCAATGATTGTGCTATACTAGGTGTACAGATAACCAACTTCGCAGCCACCACCACCCGCCGCCGAGCATAAGCCGGTGTCATACTCGCCAGGTAGCGGGAACCAATGGCGAGTATTCAAGAAAGGAAGTGAATCATGAGTGCAGTCATTATGCGAGTCAGTTGGAACAGTAACTATGATGTGCTGTTGCGTGCGTGTCTGTGGTGTGCGGTGATGCTGGCCGTTGTGCTGGTCACGCCGCTGATCGTCGCCGCCGTTACGCCGGTCGTCGTCGGCTGTTGTTCGGCAGTCGTCGCTTCGGTGCCGGAAATTGTCCTTGCCGCCGCCTTGCTGGCCGCACTGTGGAAGGTGAAGCCATGACATATACAGTAGAGGAACTTAAAGAAGTTTTGAGGAAGCATCTCCTGTGGTTGGAGGATGACGAAGCAGGCGAACGCGCCGACCTGCGCGGTGCCAACCTGAGCAGTGCCGACCTGAGCGGTGCCAACCTGCGCGGTGCCAACCTGCGCTACGCCAACCTGAGCGGTGCCAACCTGCGCGACGCCAACCTGCGCAGTGCCGACCTGCGCGACGCCAACCTGAGCAGTGCCGACCTGAGCGGTGCCAACCTGAGCGGTGCCGACCTGCGCAGTGCCGACCTGAGCAGTGCCGACCTGCGCGGTGCCAACCTGCGCTACGCCAACCTGAGCAGTGCCAACCTGCGCGGTGCCAACCTGCGCGGCGCCAACCTGCGCGGTGCCAACCTGCGCGACGCCAACCTGCGCGGTGCCGACCTGCGCGGTGCCGACCTGAGCAGTGCCGACCTGCGCGGTGCCAACCTGCGCGGTGCCAACCTGCGCTACGCCAACCTGAGCGGTGCCAACCTGCGCGGTGCCGACCTGCGCGGTGCCGACCTGCGCGACGCCGACCTGCGCAGTGCCGACCTGCGCGGTGCCGACCTGAGCAGTGCCGACCTGATTTTAATTGGTCAGGATATTCGCGGATATTTGTTTTGGGCGTTCGTTGGTGATAGTGGAGCGGTAGAGATTCGCGCCGGTTGCCGCCATTTCGTGGGCATCAGTGCGGCTCGTGCTCACTGGGCAGAGCGCCATCAGGAAGACAAAGTACTCCACGAGGATTGTTTGTCACTTATTGACAGATGCGAACGTATGGCGAAGGCGCGGGAATGGAAGCTAGAGCCAGAGGTGAAGCCATGAGCATAGCAACACTGATCGAGGTGAGAGAAGCCGACCGCCTCAAGACTGTAGCCCAGATGGACTTCTGGCCCGCCGTGGGTGTGACCTTTGTCGAGTACCAAGCGCAGCGGCGCATGGGCCTAGCCCGTTGCCCGTCCTGCGGTGCGTACTATGACCCCACGTTTGGCAAGGCTTGCCCGTCCTGCGGCAGTGGCGGTAAGGAATACAAAGACGTGTTACCCGATTATCAACGAGAAGATTTTGTAGGAGCGTGACATGAGCAGCAACTATTGGGAAGGCTTTATCTGTCCGGTGTGTGGTGAGGGCTTCACGTTAAAGCAGTGGGAGAAGCGCCACAACGGGAAGAACGGTGAAGAGTATCACGAAGAGTGTTGTCCAGAATGCAAGGATGACATAGCTTATCTTGATGAAAACGGTAGCATCCCCGAAGGTTGGGAAGATAACGTAATCCAATAACTTTACTGGCTGGCCTGTTGGCGTCAAGCATCGCCCGATGCGCAAGGAGTAGGCGGCAGGCTGGCCCCTCTATGAAAGGATAGTTACTAATGAATAAAGAGTTATCGACTGCATTACTAAAGGCTCAGGGGGCAATGGGGAAGCTGTTGCGGGATAGTAACAACCCGCATTTTAATTCGACCTATGCCAGTCTTGCCGCCGTGTTGGATACCGTACGCGGCCCGTTGACTGATGCCGGTCTGGTGTTGTACCAATCTGCTACCACGGATGAGGGCAATGTGCTGGTGCATTCGGCGCTTATCCACGCTGAGACAGGCGAGGCAATCGAAGAAGTGTTATCCCTCCCTGTCGCCCAACGAACGCCGCAAGCCTTGGGATCTGCGATCACGTATGGCCGCCGCTATCTAGCTATGGCTATGTGCGGGCTTGCTCCTGATGACGACGACGCTAACGACGCAAGCAACGCCAAGCCAAAGGCCCAAGCGCCACGCCTAGAGAAGCCCAAGCCGGTCGCCCCGCCATTACCGGCCACGCATCGGCAGCCACCACCACAGGCCAAGCCGCAGGTCACGCCGGGTGTACCGAGCAGTGACGCAGATGAAGACATGGGCATGGGTGACGGGTGGGATGAGCTACCCAACCGGGAGGAAAGCGACCACCAGTATTGTGAGCGCGCCGCCCTTATCCTTCATGCCGATGATGTGACCATGACAGACCTTGCTGCCCGCCTGATCGCCAAGGTGCGGGAACTGGACAAGGGCAGTGGCGATAAGGCTTTATCCATCGTGAAGAAGGACGGGACAGGAAGCGGCCAGTATGGTCTATTGACTGGCAAGCTTGACCGCCTGACCGCCCCTGCCAAGGGCCACCGATTCTTACTCTCTGCCCTGTGTGGTCGTGTCATCAGCCAAGAGAATCCCCCAGGGTGGAAATGCAAAGAGCTTATTGACTGGTTGCAGGATGACAACGCAGCCAAGCCCAGCACAGAGCAGGCGTTGAAAGATGTATGGGCGGCGGTCAAGCAAGTGGAGAATGTGAAAGTCAATGCCTAATCTGTTTGGCGTCGAGGTCAGCGCGGAAGTATACGAGATGAACAAGCATCAGCTTGCGGTCAAGGAACCCAAGACACCGCAGCGCAAAGACCTTGACGCCGAACTACGGCAGCAATTCGCCCGAAGCTTTGAAGCACAATGGCGCCTACTGGATGGGCCACCGCTTGAGAAAGAATACAAGTTCTGTCCTGGTCGTGAGTGGCGCGCAGACTACCGCATAGGACAATGGCTCATCGAGTTAGAGGGCGGAGTCTATAGCGGAGGCAGGCACACAAGGGCGAAAGGGTTTATCGAGGACATATACAAATACAACATGGCCGCCATGCTAGGGTATCGTGTCATCAGGATAGGAACAGGCATGGCAACGGCCCACTATTTAGAGCAGATTATAAAGGAAGTTTCCCCATGACATGGAAGTTTCAACTGACCGCCGCCGCCATCGTTATCTTGTTTGTGTTACTGTTGCGCACTCCGGCCCACGGCGTTGACGGTTGCCCCGTCGAACCGTGCATCTCGGCCACCAGTTGGAGCGCCACGCCAACGCCGAGGATTGCCCCGCCGCCTCTGTCCCCTGTGGCCTACGTGTATCTACCGTTAGTCCGATAGTAACAATCGAATGGGGGTGACGCTGCACAGAACAGCCCACCCCCTGGCCGCCAGATAGGGGCGACAGGATGAAGTATATCACTGCTCCTACTGGCTATGCTAGATAGGAGCATTTTTATTATGGCACACAAACCTTTAAGCGAAGTTGATAAGCTCGAATTGCAAATCATAGCCGAAGCCATCGCACCCCCAGGTACACCGCCATGTCAGGCGGCGCGCAGTTTGTTGACGGGTGGACATTTCGCCAACATCGAAGCAATCCGTAACGGTGGGGTGCCGGTAGCTGTGTCTCTGCCCAATGCGATGGAGTTGCCAAGCAGCGTATCTCTAATCGACTATATGGAACAGTTAATGCAGAACGTGAGGAAGTGACCCATGATTACTACACGCCAACGCATTACAGACCTGGAACGATTTGCAGCAGAGGAAGGGCTTCGGTTGCCTATGCCCGCAGATATGATTGCTAGGCTAGAAGAAACCGGTGCCGTGATTGACCTGATGACCGGTGCCATTATCCCCGGTGCCGCTGATGTGCGGTATAGCACCACATTGCTAGGCGATGCTAACGCCGTGGTATGGGGGAAGGAGCGGCGGCCATGACTACACCAACTTGGACAAGCTTAGGGGAGTCGGCAATCAATAGCCTGCCCACCTGGGGCAAGATGTTCGCTAGTGCTGATATGGAAATAGCTTTCACGCTCAAGCTGGCTAGCGTCAAGGCTTCAGGGTGGGCGCTTGGGAAGACGGAACAAGAGTGCATGAGCGAGGCCATGCGCCGATTGCGCGAGGGGGAATAGATGGATAAACTTATGGTTGTGCTGTTCCCTATCGCCGCTATCCTGGCTGTTGTCGGCGGGCTTGGCCTGCTGCTCGTTGCTACGGGTGGGGTGCTGCTTGATTTGTTCGGCGTGGAGGGTGTCTATATCCTGGCCGCGCTGGTTGTGCTTGTCATCTTGGCGCGGTTGGGGGTGTGGATCTGGAAAGCGTTCGGCCTTGCGCGTGCCGAGGTGCAAGCGGCCCAGGTGCGCGCTCAGTTCATCGCCCCCGATGATGCGGGGTTACTCCCTATCCATGCCGGTCTGTTGATGCAGCCACAGTTTGGCGCGGCGAGTATGTCAGTACATGCAGGCAACAGAGGCGGTAAGGTGCCTGCTGAACTACTGCTACAGCAACCGGAAGCGGTAGCCCTCCCTATCGCCAAGGCTCAATCCTTCGCCCAACTGTACCAGGCCCATCAACTTCCCGGCGATGGGTTCCTGATGGGGTATAGCTTGGAAGATGGGCAGCCCATCACAGCGGGTTGGCGTGACTTGTATAGCGCGCTGATCGGTGGGCAAAGTGGCAGCGGTAAGAGCACGCTCATTCGTTCTATCTTGGCACAAAGCGCGCTGCAAGGTGGTAAGTTTGTGGTACTGGATAAGCACTACGGCGCGGGTGATGAGAGTCTAGGCGAATCGCTACAGCCCTTACGCCATCTCATGTTGTGCGATGTGGCCGCCGACGAACGCCAGATGGTGGACGCATTGTCTTACGTGCGCAACATCGGAGAGCAACGGCTCAAAGGTAAGTCGTCGGATAAGTCGCCCATTGTGTTGGTTGTTGATGAGACAACCGCCCTGTTGCAACGGTCGGAAGTGGCCCCGCTATTGACTGATGTGCTTGGCGAGATAAGCCAAGAGACGCGCAAAGTTGGGGTATTTGCGTTGTGCATCGGCCAACAGTTTAGCGGGTCGGTGATGGATACGACGGTGCGCAACAGCTTTGTATCGTTCCTTGGTTGCCGTATGCGGAAGGACGTTGCCCGGGTGATGAGCGGCAATAATGAGTTTGGGAAAATGGCTCAGAATCTATCAATAGGCCAGGCGGTTTGGATGACGCCAGGTGGTGATGTGCATCGGTTGGCAGTACCAAACTGTACCGCCCATGATTTGGATCTGGTTGCGTCCCACATTCCCGCACAGAACACACAGCCCACGGCGAAAGGCGCGCTACCTCTGGTAAATAGTGGTTCCGCTAGTGGTTCCGCTAGTGGTTCCGCTAGTGGTTCCG